AGGTAGGGCATATCTATGATTGTCTGGATAAAGTTCCTCAAGAGCGTATACTGGGCCTTGTACACTATGCTGGACAAGAGCTTGACATCAACCACTTAGCGATAGATAGTCTAACCATGTGCGGCGTTGGTCGTGAGGACTACACAGCTCAAGGTGAGTTTGTTAATCAGTTGAGAGCAGCCGCTAAAATGTACAACATGCACATACATCTAGTGTGCCACATGCGCAAAGGCTCGGATGAGAATGAGCAGGTAGGTAAGTTTAGTATTCGAGGTGCCGGTGAAATATCTGATTTAGCAGATAAGGTTTTTGTAGTGTTCAGAAATAAAGCTAGAGAGAAAGCGATGGCGCTGAGGGATAACAATTATCCCTTTGATGAGAAGTTCTTAAACCAGCCAGACGTTTACCTAAAACTTGTTAAAAACCGGCAAGATGGGACTGAGTTAGATTTTGGGTTATACTTCCACAAGGATAGTATGCAGTTTACAAGTAGAGAGGGGAAGGCTATGCCTTTAGAGGGGAATGTAAGTGATTACTAATATACATCAAAAGAGATACGATGCAGTTAAGAGCGATCCGATCCGAGTTGTTCTTTATAAATTGGTTAAAAAAACTTCTGGTCAAACTGCAAAGCAGTATGCTGATGTTATGGATAAGCGTCCAAGTGATATTAATAGGGCGCTAAGGTCTATGGAAAATGGTGGGTTAGTTTACAGCGCACCGCTGCCTAAAAATACTAATGTGCATGGGTGGCATATCAACACGCTGGATATGGATGCACAAAAAACTAAGATCGTAACGCAACTATGGAATCGAAATTTAAAACTGTGACTACTAGCAGCCGAGCAGGGAAGACTAAAAACTTAGAGTGGAGAAATAACTTCATTAAGATTCACTCTGTTGTAAAACGATTAGCGCCAATGTTTGGCTACGATCATAGTTCTGAGTGCTGGTCATCGCCAGAAAGGAAGTTGATGCTATCGGTTATCGAGTTAGCCTTAATTGATAAGCACAATTGGGACCAGGTAATGATGCGTCAACCATCGCAGGAAGAACGAAAGCTGATTAATAATGCTAAAGGCTATCTTGATGGGGAGCTTTGGCACGCAGAAGTCTGCGGAGTTGATTCTGATTACGTTAAAAGAGTTATTAAGGAGGAGGGTTTATGAATTTTAACGATGGAATGGAAAAGAAGGTACGAAAGCTACTGGACCATACTGGCATGACAAACACTGAGATAGCTGAAGCTGTAGGTGTTCACCGGCAAGATATAGAAAGATTTAAGCGCCGCAGGAATGAGCCTAAATCGCTATCGGACGAGGAGTTAGCTTGCACTCAGACTACCGATGGTTTTATGTCTTACTTAGGAGGTGGTCGAATTGATTGAATTTAAAGTGGCTGAGAAGCGCCAATTGCACGCAGCAATTCTAAACGCACCGATTGAGCACAACGAAGAAGGCTATATGGTCACAATTACGGCGATTAACGCCGGAAAAAAGCCAAAAACAAAGTCGCAAAGGGATTCTTTCCACTTATGGTGCGGGTTATTAGCCGAGGAATTAAACGATGCTGGCCTTGATCAGCGTGTTGTCCTTGCTGCGATGAAAGAGGGTTTTGAAATACCTTGGCAAAAGCTAACAGTTAAAGAAAATCTTTGGAAGCCAGTGCAAGCGGCAGTGGTAAGAAAGGCATTTACCGAGGATTTAGCGGTAGATGAGCACAATAAGGTGTACAACATATTGCACAAGTGGCTATCTGGGCTTGGCTGGCCTTGTCCCGCTTGGCCGGACCGATGGAATGCAGGAGTAAAGCGCAATGACTAACGTAATTAACCTTAAAGATCACATTGATCTTGATGGCTTGAGTGAGTTTGAGGCAATCTTGCTACAAGCAATAAGGGATTCGCAGGCAGTTGAATTTGATCCGATACAATTTGTGCTACTAGCGGTTGGTCCTGTTGAAGATGAGCAGACTACACTTGTTTACAGTTTTAATCCGCACGATGAAAGTATGATGACAGCAATCGGTTACTTAACAACATTAATTTCGCACGCAAATAACTTACACATGGAGGAATTAGGCGATGATCAGTGAGAGTTTACTAGAATTTTGTGAGTCAGAACCGCAACGCAGAGCAGTACAGGCTAGGCTTGACACTAAAACAGCACAACAAGCAGCCGATTTAATAGGTATTAGCCTTAGAAATATACAAGCAAACATTGCTAACGTAAGAAAGAACGCTGCAAGACGTGGTTGGTCGCCCGAGCACGATATGACTCGCACAGTTCCCGATGGTTTTGTGGCCAAAGGTGTTTCTACGCTATACGGCGATGACGGACAGGTCAAAATCCAATGGGTTAAGAGCAATTTGGCGCATGAAGACCAGTTACAGGCAGTAAAACGCGCACTTGACACGTTTATTGAGTACCAAAAAGGTAAATCACCATTTGTACCGAAGCCGCAGAAGAAAGTTAAGGGTAATGAGCTGGCCGTAGTCAATATTGGTGACTCGCATTTCGGAATGCTGGCAAGTGAAAGCATAAGCGGTGATGATTACAACCTTGAGATCGCTGCTCAACGTCATAAGGATGTGTTTATGCGCCTTATGAATAACGCACCAGAGTGTGAAACGATAGTAATTAACCAATTAGGTGATTTTTTTCACTCAGATAACTTTGAATCTACCACTACAAAAGGCACACGAGTCGATACCGATGGTCATTTAGAGGAAATCTTTGCAGTTGGCCTAGAAGTGTTGTCGTTTATCACTGAGGAAGCCCTAAAACGGTACAAAAACGTAATTGTAAGGCATGTTAAAGGCAATCACGACTCAGTGCTTAGCATGGCGATAAAAGCTCATCAGCAGGCATACTGGCGCAATAACAAGCGAGTCAAAATTGAGATGAGTGATGCCCCTTGTTGGGTATTTGAATGGGGAAAAACTGCATTTCTTGTGTCGCATGGTCACGCGCCGAAACCTAACAAGCTGGCCGAGTATTTTACAGCCAAGTACCCTGAAATCTGGGGCCGAACTAAGCACCGATATTGCTACCATGGGCATATTCATAGCAAAAATACGACAATCGAGACCTATGGCGGGTGTATTACTGAGTCGTTTGCAGGTTTGCCGAGTTCTGACAAGTGGCACAATGAGCAGGGATATGTTAGCGGTCAATCTATGTGCTTGATTGTATTAGATAAAGAAAAAGGCGAGGTTAGGCGGTCTACTGAACGATTGTAGGTACTAATCTACATCGTTAAACAGACAGTCTATAAACTGGTCATAAATAACACTTTTAACAGTATCGGAATTGCCAGCATGTAAGGCGGTTTCGATCTGTTGAATCTGCTCCTCGGTAAATGTTAGGACCGCTCTATCTAATATTGATCTGACGTAGTTCGGCTCACAATCTGTTGATATTAATGATCTGGCCCTATGGCTTAGGTCATACCAATTCACTGCTTCTATAGACATTGTATTCGCTCCTGTAGTTGTCTGTATTCGATTCTACCAGCAAAGCTAGGCAAAGTGCTAGGGCATAAAAAAGGCCCAGTTAAGGGCCGTATAAGGTTAATGTTAAAACACTAGCAAATGGTTAGTTTGTAGGCAATCCAGCCGCCAATGATAAACCCGCTAACGGTAAACCAAAAAATGTTAATCGCTAATTTGTCCATTATGCGAAATCCACCTCTTCAATGTAATAGGTCTCACCATCGTGCGGCTCTTTTGTGACAACATAGCCAAGCACATTACAATAATGGTGACTAGGGCCGAAAATGTATACCATCCAATTATCTTTTTCCATATGGTCATCGCTAACAACAGACCAAACATGATTGACGGTTAACCCTGTATGCTTAATTGCTGAGTCAATAGTGTTAAAATAATCGCCGCCACTGTCTTTTATTTCATCAAAAGGAAAATCAGTGTTTTCGTATATCATATTATAACCCCCCATCCATGCGCTTTAATAAAGTCTTAGCAAAATTATATGCTTCCCCGCCCGACCCATCTTGATTAGGTAGGTCGCCATTATCACCGTATTCTTTGACCCATTCTAATAAAGATCGTAAGTTATAATCTTTTTCGCTCATTCTGTTACCTCCTCAATGCTATCGACATTTACGCTGTGAATATCACAGTCTTCATCGTCAGGCTGTTCAACCTCCCAACTAAACAGTATCTTACGTGCCTCTTTTTTATCTACCGCTTTAACAGTATACCAATTATGTACTACTGTAGTTGTTTTAATTCTATAAGTCTTCATTTTTTCGCAGGTCATAATAATGACTCCCATTCATATGTGCTAGTAAAGCCTTAGCATAATTATATGCTTCCCCACCTGAACCATCTTGGTTTGGCAGGTCTCCACCATCGCCGTATTCTTTAACCCATTCTAACAGGGATCGCAAGTTGTAATCTTCATCTGTCATATCATCCTTATTCATTTTAAAGCCTCCCATCCATATACGCCGTTAAGATTGTTAGATAAAAAAAGCCTAGTGTGGCCAGTATAAATAGGTGAAACAGTGACTCTTTCATTTTAAACCATCCATTTTATCGATAATAATAGCAAGATTAACTATATACTCCCTAGCTTCGCTATCTTCGTCGAAGTATGGCGTAGACGCGCAGCAAAAGTTAACCTTATCAATGCCGCCGGATTCTAGCTGGTGGCTTAAATCTTGATGATAATTTTTTAAATAATAATTTATGTGCTCTAATGTTGTTTCCATTATTTGCCCTCTCGCATGTTGTATTGAATATAAAGCGCATCTTCGTCTATAACAGGCGCGCAAGGTTTAGGTTTAACAGTGGCCGACGCTATAGACTTGGCTATAGTTGAGCCGTATTTGTCGTTATATTTCTGACTAGCCTTTCTAATTCGCCAATTACTCATGGTCTCTATTTCTATTCTCCAGTTCGGTTAAGGGATATATATAATCGTTAAATAAAAGTTACTGTGATTTGGTGCGCCGCAATCGACTATGGAGCACAGCTCGTAGAGTCATAATCTTCATTCTAATCACTCCTGCATATTCCAATCTCCATCTAGCAAGAACCTCACTTTCTGGCGGGTAAGAATCTCCTTTAGCGGAGTGGTAACCATTGCAAAGAGGGCATTGATCTAGCGCTGGAGCGTCTGAATTGCATAAAGGACACGCGTTGAAAAAGATTCTAACTCGACCCCTGAAAAGGCTAAGCTTGGCCCTAATAAAACTCTTGTAATAACTCAAGTAAAAAATCATTTTTGTTACCTATATATAATCGTTAGCTATGATTGGGTTATTGATCTAACTTCAAGGCACGGCATAAATGACAAATCTATAAAGCACTCACCAAATCCAACAGTTAATGTATGTGCTACTCGCCCATGATTCTTCTTCGTTGATCCGCTCAATATTTTGATTGCGAACTCACGCTGCACGTCATTGACGTATTGATTGATGCGTTTAGGCTTGTATATCGCCTCACAGCAGCGTCAGGTACGATGATTTTGTTCATATCTTAGCGCTTACCCAATTACCGCGAGACAATTTAACCGCTACTATCTTGCATATATAGCCGCAATTGTAGCGAATAGACACCCGTTTATAACCGTTGCGCGTTGCGTACTGCTTAGCCCCTAGCAGGCTGTTTGATACGTCCGTATGCGAGCCGTTACCGTCTGTTACTCCGTAAATGTGCATCATTTGCCCCCTGTTTCATCGGTAAAAAAGTAATAGCCCGCGCTATAATCTCGATAAATTCGAACCCCGTGGATTGTACCCACATGGACGTAATACTTTATGTACTGTTCCCGTGTTCCCATCTCATTCCAGGCTATGCCGCGCACGTATTCCTTTGCATCATTATCGTTATTAAAATTGCCGTCTAAAATTGCGTCATAAACTAGCATATTAAACCCCCTGATTAATGCTTAAAATAATATCTTTGTGGCTAATGTCTTGATCCTGCATATGCTCAACAACAAGCGCTAGATCGGTGATTAAAGCGTATAAATCGTCTTTTTTTAGCATTTTCATTAATAAATTATGCCTATCCACATAGGTTACATGCCCTTTATCATCATGCGGTAATAAATCATCTAGCAATTCGCCCAGTATATCAACTTGCGCGCCTATAGCTTTGCGCTCACTTGCAAAATAGCAGCCCCTACTTGTCTTATAAATTTCAACTGTATTCATTATTCGCCCCCCGTATAATATGCACGCTTAGTGCCGTACTGTTTAGCAATAACAGGTAATAAATCAATAACAAATGATTTGGCGTAATCATCAAAATCTGCATTAGTTGGTCGGCTTATAATTTCGCACAATGTAAAGCCCTCAAAATCAACTATATGATATAAATGCGTATTCATTACAAAACCCCTATAAGTAAATAAACAAAAAGTAAGGCGCTATCAGTACAGCAGCGCCTAGTAACCCCGCGCCAGTATCAAAGATAAACATATCAAAGCGAGACATTGAACGCTTGCTAGTCGCGCACTTGCTTGGTTGTCGCGTGCTTTTGTAGCCGTATTTGTAGTCCTGCATGGTTAATTAATCCCTAGCTCGTTTAAGCGGTCGCTTATATCTTGATACATGGCAAAGTACGTAATGATAGGCTTCAAAGCGTCCAAGCCTTGGTCCGCCACTATCGCGCCTATTGATTCGTTATCGTATACATCCTTGAATGCTTCGGCGTTTTCGCTGAACCGCTCGACTAGCTCGTTTGAATAGGTATAAATAACCCACTGGTGGCCGTCTACTGTCTCATGCAAAAGGTGGTCGTGTATTGCTTCAACCGCCACATCATGGTCGTTATCATTTTGTTCTAGCGCTTCGCTGTAAAGGTTATGAGCTAAATGGTTTATTTCGCGGTGGTATTCGATTGAAGTAAATTCTAAGTCTGACATTATTTAACCCCCTTTTTGCGTGGTTTAATTTTTAAAACGTCCTTTTTAGGGACTTCGTAGTAATTCCCGCCTTTATAGTAAATGTGAGGCACTGGCGCGCCGCCTAAACTTTGACCCCGTGGCATAACTCCCGCCTCTCTCAACAAATGCTCGAAAATATAATCTTCTTTAGAGTAACCGTAACCATGCGAGCGCATAAAAACGGGTTCATCTGAATATTTAATTAAAACGCCGTAAACCTGAAAACCATCTACGCCGCTGTTTTTTGACCAATACAAGTCGATGCGACAATGCCCTTTTAAGGATATGCAGCTAAACGGCGTGCTTTCACATTTATTTTCAATTGTTCTATAGTCCATTTTTAAACCCTTTATTTATAAAAATTTAGAATGATGGTTTTTTCGCCCG